ACATTGATAAACTGCGATGCCACCTTGTGTATCCACTCGGTGTTCTTCTCCAGTGGTACTACTGCTTCTGCACCGGTGCCTTCCAAGTAACCCGTCTGTCCTTTTTTGAGGACCCCACCTCTAGCGAGCTCAGGAACTTTAGGGAAATTCAAACCTCTTCCGCCAACACCCGGCACTCATTCTGGTATCTGGATGCGGTTCAGGCCGCCAATAAAGCTATTAATACCACGGATTATTGCATTAATCGGGGCTCTAACGACATTTGCGATAGACTGGAACAAGTTGCTGAAGAACTCACGTAGCCCACTAAATGCGTTGCGTATGCCTTCGGAAGCTCGTTCAAAAACATTGCTGAAAAACTCAGCAACATTACTAAAAACCCCAACAATGTTTTCCCATAGTCCAGCAAAAAATCCGATCACGCCGTCAATAAACGCCTTCACACCGCCTTTAACGGTTTCCCATATTCCTCGGAAGAAATCAGCTATCGACGAGAGGATGCCCCGTATTCGATCTAGCAATCGCATAAAGAAGCTGATAATGGCATCAATGACTGCGCGGAATATGCTAATTACCCGGTCCCAAAGCCTGCGGAAAAATGGGACGATTCGGTCCCAGTTTCTGATTAACAACACTACAATAGCAATCAGCGCGGCAACAGCGGCAATGATCAAAAATATAGGGCTTAATAAGAGCATTTTTGCAACGGCGGCAATTTTCATTACAGCCGCCCAAAGCGTTTTTACGGCAGTCAGTGCAACAACAATGCCCTTTGCAATTTTGGTTTGCAATATAAACGCCTTTAGCCCACCTGCAGCATTCAGCTTTGCGACAACACCAATTGCTACAAAGGCCGCAGCCATCCCAAGTAAAAGTTCGCGTGCAATTGGTAGCTCCATAAACCAGCTGGTCAGGTTTGCTATTCCAGAAACCATATCCGCAATTAAACCAATGGCACCAGGCAGAGCAACGCCAATCAACCATGCAAGGAATGGCTGAACGGTTTCGGCGCCATCCCTAAAGCCACTAAACAATGTTGTGATGATAGACTGTACTGCCATCCATAAATCCCTTATCGCAGTTCCTACCTGTATAAAAGCATCACGGAAATTGTTCAATGCGCCGTTATCTCGCAGTCGACCCCATAGTCTGGATATCCAATCTATGGTCCATACAATGGCACTAACAGCCGTGTCCATGGCGTTAGTAAAAGCGGTTTTAAGCCTTTCAATAAGGCCGCCACCCTCATTGATTTTATCCCATAGGTTAATTATCCAGCGCCAGAGCCCCCCAAGGAGTGCTTCGCCACCATCAAGATAGGTAAAGAAATCCTCCACAAGCATCATCAAGAGAGTAAATATCATGATGAGCTTGCCAATCGGCCCGGCACGGATGAACCCTGAGAAGGCCATCAGTGCACCCATTAAGAGCTTGATTTCGGCTGGAATCATGTCGAAGACACGTTTAATTGCTCGGAATATAGCGGATGCACCCCGTACAACTGTCGCAGTTATTCGTACAACGGATGCCATCACTGACGCAATTCGCTTGGTCCACTCTGGTAGGTTTACTAGTATGCGGTCGTTCAGTCCGCTAAACGTTTCCCGGAGTTGCTCCATGGGCTGAGCAAGATATTTTAATAGATGATGTCCCACCCATTTCACCGCGTGTGCACCTGCTTGTCGCAAACGCAAAAACTCCGTTTGAATTGCCCGCACTTGGCCTAAGCCTTCTGACATATCAGGAATTTGCACCGCAGCGGCGTCTTGCTGTAACCGCTGAAATTTGCGTGTCAGCTCGGGGCTGGCTTCTATTTCTGCCATGGTATGTCCCATAGCCGATAATGTCATATGCAAACGTTGAGCTTCTTCCCGACTCTTGCCCATATCCGTTGCAAAGCGTGTGATTTCATCGTCCGCTCTTGCTAGGCCAGATACAAAGCGTGCAATGCCGGTGTTGGCCGCAATCAAAAGGCCTGCGGCGGCAGTACCTGCCATCGCGAGCCCTCTTGAAAATTGTCTAGCCTTCTTGGTTCCGTTATTAAACGCTTGCCTTAGCTTGGGCGTCATATTATCTTGGACGCCCAATGCGACGAGATACTCTTTAATTACTGCTGGATTAGCCATTTCGCACATTGGCCTCCAATCTAGCCGCTTCGTTGGCTCTACGCTCGTTTTCGGCCTTTACCTGGATAACTTCCACGATATCAAGCAGGTCATCAATGGTGTATGTGCCGTCCCATAGCTCATGTTGCCGCCAATATCCGGCACTTACTGGGAGGAGGAGGAACTCGTCTATATTGACGTATCTTGCTGGAATGAATCCAACAGGCCCATGATCGGCTTGAAGATCGAAGCCCAGCGCTTTCCGTCCAAAAAACCTTTTGCACCCCACTGTATAGCCTCGACAACCAGCCGCAATGTAATTATGATGTCATGCTCGACTCCTGCTACACCATAGGTGCCATCATGCTTAAGCACTTGGGCCGGCCCCGCTGGGAGCATCTCATAGCAATGCGATAAGGAAAAGTTTATGAGCTTATCAAGATCATTGTCATCAACGAGGTCGATGGCGTGACTGATTTGATCTAACGACAAATTGCCAATCATTCCATCCAGCCAAGCAGTATCATCAATGGAAGGATCCAAGCTGCCTTCCCCAGTAAGAAACGGAAGAAATGAGCCTAGCATAGGTAAGATTTTCGAGACAAGTAGTTTGGCTATCTTTAGCCCTGTGCGAGCATCGAATTTACGCACCTGAAATTGCCTTTCGTCTACTGTGATAATATTAATTGTCTCCATAAAGTCCTACCTCTCTTCTAGCAGTCCGGCCATGAGCGTCCAGGATACCTGCTGTCCTTGCTGTTGATATGGCTTGTCGGCACGCTTTTGAATGGAAATATTGCTGGCCTCGTGCTCTACTTGCATTGACGGCGCAACAGCCAACATTTCCATTTGCGCCCACTCTCTGGATGGTGCGCTATTGAGATAGTTGTGGGCCCTTAAAAGCCACTTGTGTAGCTCAGATGTTTGCTGTGCAGCTATTACTATCGTGCCATTTCCAGACTTGATTTTTGATGTCATTACTGAGCCGTCAGCGGCTACATCTTGTGCAGATGTATCGTTGGCCATGGAAAATGTAATTGAGCCAGTACCAGCGCCTTGAATGTCAAACTGACCAATGGAGGGATGTCTAAATACACCCGTCAAATCTTCAAATGCGTATGTGCTGTAAGACATGGTCCACCTCCTATCTATTTACGTTGATTTGAACCAGTACTGTGTGGATTGCACCTGCAAGCTTTATTGGTACATATATTGGCGGGGAAACACGTGCATCGCGCCCGGCCTGACTTTGGTCGTCAATTGGCTCTGACAATACGAGCCATCCTTTTTCCAATATATCGCCCGTTTGCAATGGGGCATAATCTTCTGTAATGAAGATGTTGGGGCCGGTCCAGCGCCCAGGAGCGATAAAGCCACTTCGTGCCGCATTTCGCAAGCTAGGCTTTATGGATATCTTGATGTCACTCATTCCTGGTTCAGTTTGTGGAACCTTGCTACGGCTTTTGAACAAATCCAGGATAGCAAGTTGCATGTCGTTAACCAGCATGTCTAGGTTCAATATCTCGTCAAACCATGTTGCATCTGACATTCGCCCTTCTTCAAACATGAAGTAGTCCGACCCATCGCCAGTGTCACCTTCTGACCTGCTAACATAAATATTTCCGTTAGCGGCAACGAGAAATGCGTATTCCGTTTCACTCACGTCGTCTGGCGCAAGCCCCACAACGGTTTTATGCATTAGCGTGTATGCACTGCGGCTTAGGCCAGTGTTGGCCCCCATGGCAAAGCCTGCGATACCGGCAACTGCGTTTGGGGTGTTAGAGTACTGGCCTAAAGTTCGCCTAAAACTCATTTGACGCAATCGATTAAAAATGCTGTTTGGATTTCCAGACAACGCAAGGGTTTCGTTTGTTGTGAACAGGTGTGCTGAGTGTGGTTGAGCCGTTTCTACATACTGTGCAACATCAAAGATTTCGTCTGGGGTAGCATCAAGATATGTTACTGTGTACCATGACGCAGTTTTGCGGCGACAAGCACGTATCGCGTCTACTACGCTTTCTGCGGATGGCAGATCTAGCGGCTCACTATTACCACCGAGCGCGGCCGCACCAAGATTAACAACCCTACTGCTTGAGTCTACTTCTGCGACAACAATGTAGGTCGCGCCGGTTCCTGGTGTGATTTCATCACCAGAAGCAATTTGCGCCCATGGGTAGTCCAATGTGTCTTGGAATGCAGGCAGTGCAGACAAGTCAAATGGTGTGTAATAGAGAAATGTATTGCCAGCGTCAGGCACATGCTCCCATGAAATAACAAAAGCTCCCACTGTTTCGGCAGTGTCATTTGTTACTTCAAATTCGCCTGCACCCTCTATAAGCTCATGGCGTCCAATTGCTATGCGTTGGGGCCTTGGCCTTTGGGCAAAGTGCAAACTAGCGGCCTGGTACTCTGGCATATCAGCTGTAAATCCAGCCTCAATCATTGACTCCATGCCGCCGTAAAGCCTTACTCTATCATCGGTGCTTATCACATCACTTGTACCGACAAAAAGAGATGTATTGAATCCTCGCCGCGATCGTGCAGTTGGTGCGAGGTCAACAACAATTCTTACAATGTCACTTAAAGGCAAAGACATTGTTGCCCTCCTTTCAGGACTTGTTTTATGGTTCTACAATCAAGTGTCTTTCCCCGCCATCTCCTGCGGCTGCGATTCTGACATCAACCTTTTCGATGGTAGTCATGACGCTTTCCAGCCTGACAAACTGGTTAAACGGCACATTCACGTCTACCCTGTTCCACCACTCGCCATTTACAAGCTCAGGTGCCCGGCGCGGGGCTGGAATATTGGGTACTAGATAGAAGTGATTGCGCCTTAACAGCCGACGCACATCATCAAGAAAAAGACCGTCACGGATTTTTCTGGCGTAGCCATAGGCATTAGGGCCATAATTAACAAATAGCATGTTGTGCACATCAGTGTGTTCATCAATGGCTACTAGGTCGCGACCGCCCCTATCAACATTGCGGCGGTCACGTTGGCGGTTATATGTGTCGTCCATGGGCAGAGCATAAATAAAGCAAACATCTTCATTGCGTTGCCAATCGGGTACGCTAGTTGGCCCCCACAGCGTGTCAAGGGCCGACCCCCATGGAAAGCGTATGCGCTTATGATTTTCATCCGGGGTTATCCCGAAAATCATGCACACCACTTCGCGAAATAAATCCTCTATTTCTGTGATGGTTTTAACTATCTCAGCCATCGGTGGGTGCCTCCCCTACGCTATATGCAAAGGCTCTAGTGTAGCCATGGTGTCGCCAGTTCATTACTCTGATGACCTTGTATAGATTGCCGTCCCAGATAATGTGATCAGAGATAGCTCCATCAGCCGTTTCATCACCGCCAATTTCGCGAGTAATGAATATTTTCTTTGGTGGCGCACACATGAACTTCATGGTCTCCTGGGTGCGATCTGCTTCTGGGATTTGCTGTAGCTCGTCGGTGGTAGCAGGTTGTACAGGACCGAAGTATTTCAACTTGGTTGGTTTGCTTTTGATGAAGCGTCCCTTCTCCCACTTGCCCTTAGTGCGCAAAACGGTGTAGCTCGTAGCAAAATCAGAATCGGTCATTAAGTCGCGGACATTGATCATGTTAGCCAGCATCCCTTCGTACTACATAAGTGATGGAGCGGCGAAGTTCTCCTGTATCAATGAGCGGCCTGGGGTCTGTGCTTCCCTTGCGCTCTTTTGCCTTCTGCGTTGACTCGGCATTTGGCGCCCAACCGTTATCAGGGCTGGTGAACCAGGCGCGCACAGCGGCTTCGCCTGCTAACCCAGCCGTTTCGAGTGCCGAGTTCATGCCTGATTGATCGCCACTCAGGGCTTTCTTTGCGGCATCTCCCATTAATTGTCCTAGCTTGTCGTTAGATTTTTCTAGCGCAGGCTCAATAACTGGCCGGGCAGGAATATTGTTGAGCGGTGAGCCGTTGCTTTGGATGTAGAGTAACGCGGCATTCGTAAGAACATCACTCTCGCGGCCAGTTTGCTCTTCAGGTATCCCTACAAGCACTTGTGTTTCGCTAAGTGCTTGTAGGGCCAAAAGTATGGCCGTAGTGTTATCCCCATCCGAAACGAGCAGGTCTGCAGTAAAGTTAAACGCCATGGCCATCACCTCTTATTAATGAACGTACATTCCAGGCATACTAAACATTTTGGCCCATGTAGCAAACTGCAATCCATACGCCGTGGCCTTCCATTCGGCCCAGCCATCAAGGTCTTCTGTCATTTGCGAAAAATCGTAATTAACAGAAACGCTGTCCACAGATTTTGACGAAATAACCCCACCGGCCTGGCCAGCTTTAGCCAGCTCATAAGGTGTCGCCCCTGGCTCCGTAAATGTTGTCAGATAAAGCGTTATAAAATGAGCAATAAACAGGCCCATGCACATTTTCCAGGCATCCCTGAAACGGGCTTCCCGGACTGATGCATGAGCCAAGTCTATTAACGCCTGTAAAAAAATAACTGGTACCACTGGTGCAGATATGTCGATGTTGTCAATTGATGGTGCTGTCACCATATCACTGGTATCATCGTCGCTATCAAACGGCGCAAAAAATTGTGGATACATACCTGCAAAATCCTCAATTGTGTAGGGTGGATTGGGGCCGCATCTGATATTAGACGCCATTGCAATGATAACGGGCGTCATTTCACGAAAGCGACCTGTATCCGATATAGGTGTTGGAAACACTATTCTACACCGTTGTCGGCCAACAATTTGCGGATGTCTTCACCATTAGTTCCTCGTGGGATGGGAATGCCCCGCTGCTTTGCAATGGCACGCATTTCCTTAACTGGCTTTTGGGCTAACGGTTTATCGGTAATGGGCTCTTCGCCATCGTCCTCGTCGTCGCCATCGTCCTCGGTGTCAGCTTCGTCTTTGACATTGCTGCCAACTGGCAGTACGATGTTGCCTTCTTTGTCTAAGATGTTTTTTGTGCCATCGGGTTTTTTGTCATCATCGTCAGTGCGGCTTTCCCGTGCGGCATCGATGGCCCTTTGAAGTTGGTCAAGAGTCATGTGACCAGGGTTCATAATACCAAGGCCCTTGGCTTCTGCCATGACAGCATCTACAACATCAAGGTCTGGATTTTGTCCAGCCCCTATGACGCTAATATTGCCAGCTGATAGGGCGGCTTGGTACATGCGGTCTTTTTTTACCCATTCGGGTACAGACATAACAACATTCCTATTAACATCATAATGCTCGACACGCTTGCGTCCTTCGTATCGCACAAAGCGGTATGACTTCTTAGCAATGATATGAATCATATACTATCCTCCTAGAATCCATCACGGTATTTGACAGGCTGTAGCCTTTGGAATTTTACTTGGCTAAATTGGCCTGCATAAGTGGACAAGAACGCCATCTTTTCGGCCGATGCTTGAGTGATAACACGCGATAGTGGCACTGTCATATCGAAGTTTACTGTGTCGCGGTTGTTTGCGTAGCCTACCATACGGTCAGTACCAGCTTCGCCAGCACCAATACACCAACGAGACGGGAAAATAACCAGGTCTATTCCTTGGTTTCGGCCAATGTTGTTTTCTAACAGGTATGCCAAAATAGAGCTGCTTCCAGCTTCGCCAATTCTACGGTCCACGAGCCTGTTATATTTTTCAGGTGGAAGAAGAATGTGGTTGGCCATGCCAGTAAGGTCATATTCTGACGCTTCCCACGTATCGCGGATAAGGTCATTTACATCTGCAAGAACCTCATCTACAGACTTGTCTTCCCACAGTAGTGAGCCACTTGCACCCGCTGCGACCATAGACGCAAGTACATCTGGATTATTTACCAGGCCATATGTGCCTAGTCTCGGGAAGCCAAGATACGTGCTCATGTCAAGGGTTTTATCCCAGTTTAGTCTCAGGCCCTTGTCTAGTAGTTCGTCCAGACTGCGCCCCATGGTTTGCAATTTCTTTTGGTCAACCAAGGGAACTCCAAGCTTGTTAGCCCACACGAATAAACGCCAAAGGTCTTTACCGATGTCCGCAGTTACTGTTGGAATTTCAGTAGTTGCGCCAGCTACTATTCCGTCAACGCCAGAACCGACTGAGGCGTACGATACATTGTGGCTGGATGTAAATTCCATCCATCCGCCACCCGTTTTGGCGGTAATGTCGCGCGGCCACGTAACGGAGGTTAATGGCTCCAATAATCTGGAATCCCGTTTTTCCAGTTCTCCGACCAGAAATGCAAGGCCGCCAGCCTGAGCAGAGTCTGATAAAAAGCCCATTGGTTGCATTGCACCAGTCATTTGATGCGTAGGTGTGTCTAAGCCCATAAGGGAGCTTGTGATATTCATGCTGACCTCCTATATTCTGCGTGTTAGCACAGTGATTTCTACGACACCGCTGGAGTCTGTCCGCCCTGTAGTGAATCGCAAATTATTGATTTGTACGGTGTTTGTGCCATCGGCTTGTGCTTCGAAATCGCCAATTGATGCATTGGGTATTGCGGGGTTCTCTGCTACACGGATAAAAACAGCACCACCAGCTGTTGGCGTTCCAACACCCTTAAATGCTACAGGGATGTCACCACGCACGAACACATCGGTTGGCTCCATGTTTTTATATCCACCCATGGGTGCATACACATCGGTTTGTTGCTTTACTATGCGCACCGCAATGCCAATAAAATTAGCATCTGTACTGGTTGCGCCAAAAGGCGCAACTGTGTTGTTGGCGTTAAGCACAACTGCGGCACCAAAAGGAATATCGCCAGCGGAAATTCGATTGACGATGGTGCCGTCTGAGCTACGACTAACACTTCCTGGATATCCTAGGTTTAATGCTGTACCAATTACTTGACCAGGCATCTTTAGCCCTCCTTTATTGTTTACCGAGGCGTGCTGCGGCTATTTTATCCCCAAGATCCTCTATGTCTTGGGGCGGGGTGCCCTTGGCCTTACTATCGGCTGCTTTATGCTTTGCGGCATGTTGTTTTTTTGCAGAAACAATGCCAGCATAGCCATTGCCACTACTGCGCCCACCACTAGCTGGAAGTCCGTGTGATGCGCGAATCATGGCTGCAACACTATCAGACATTGTCTTCCGCTGTTTGGGGTCAGAGATTGCGGCGATAATCGGCTTCATTTTGCGAAGCTCTTTTAATGCAGCATCCTTAGTTAGTGGATTTACTGGCCTTCCTTCTGCTGGCATCACTGGGGCTTCCTCGTCTTCAACTTCGGTGTCCAAGGCTTCATCCGCCATGGAATCATCGTTGATGTCATCGGGATCCTCCACGTGTTCCGACTCGCCGCCGGGGTCGCCATCACTGGATAGCTCTGCTTCCAGCTTTTCAAGGGGGTCGAGTTTTTTGTAGCTAGTTTCCCTGATTTCTTTAACCTCGCCGTCCAGCTTTTCTAGCTTCTCATATACTTTTTCGAGTAGCTCGTATGTTTTGCTGTCGGTGGCCGGGGCTTCGTCCTTTTTTGCCTCGTCTTTGGTCTTGTCTGCGCACTTGCTACTGTCATCAGCCTTGATAACTTCAATTTTGGCTTCTGTAACATCCTCTTCGATTGCCTCAACAAGGTCCTCAATTGCCTCTGTTACTTCGTCTGGGTCTGAATCCTTTACAAGGCCCACAATTCTTGCAATTGTAGGGACTAATCCCCTCTCACTAGGTCTCTTTTTATTACCTTTCATCCTGGAACTCCTTCCTTTTTTCGGCGGTGTACCGCCTTTTATCACAGGACTTTCGTCCTTGATTGACACTGTATGACCTGCACGTCCAACAGACACAACCGCAACATGGTTGCCAACAATATTTTTTTGGTAAATACGGCCGCCTTCAACGGCAAATGTACAGTCGTAACCACAGGACACCTCTCGCTTACCATTTTCTATTTCACAGATTAATTGGGCATCGTAAATAACCAAATCTGCAATTAGCATGTCTGCTTCTCTTCCAGAGCCGCGCCGCACATTAGTGACTACACCTTTTATGTGTTGGCGCACATTGTCTGGGTTAACGGGGTCTTCTGGATGTTCACTTGTGACGGTTTTGCCCTGGAAACTGGCTATTGCTGCAGGCGCAAAAACATCTTCAGCACGACGGTACACTATTACCTTTTTGTTAGGGGTGTCTGTGGGCATTGGCAACTCGCTTGCCAGATATTCTTGTTGACCCGTACGGGCTATGGGCACGTTTTGACACAGCAGGTAGCCTTCTGGCGTGCGCGCCATATTAGGGGATATCTTACTGGCGTAGTA